TTCAATCCGGAAACTGGCATCCTCGCCTTATCTACCACAGCTTATAAACAGTTTATCTCTAACTTGGTTTATTATTGCATTCCACCCCTTACGAAACTCGTCACTATACGTGACACGTTTCAGGGTTCTAGCAGCCAGGTCAGTCTTTATCCAATTAAACCGTATACAACTGTAGGCGGGTATGAGCCAAACTAGTACTCTATGCGGACATTCCTCCCAAGGTCTTGAGTAATGGATCTTCTGGTACACAACCCTCGAAATCCCCAACCAGCGAAGTATGTGCCAATATCCACGCACTACCTCAGCTTCTATAAACTCTCCATAATTACACCAATCCCACACTTTATGTTTCCAGCGACCACCTCCACTCACATCGTAAATAACTTCATTATTAACAATGCGGAAACGGCTGTCACCATCTTTCCCGGAAACTTCAGTAGGGTTAAACGTATGGAAAATCATAGGCAATCCGAAACTAAGAAATTCACCAGGATCCTTCAAATAATAATCGATGTCAACACCAACTATCACATTATTCTCATCCGGTGGTTTTCCATCAACTCCCAGGTGCAAGTCACCCACTGCGTAATGTTGATGCGGACCAGCTTTAGCCAAAGATTGTTTGGCTCGGCTGATTTCCCAAGCTTCGCATCCAATGGAATCAACTGCACTAGCTATCAAAGCTCGAGCTGAATCCCGAACGGCCCCTGATGTTTTATGGCCATTATCATTACTACGGTGGGGACTTTGACTCAATTTCGAATTCAAGGGGTACCAATTTTTACCCAAGTCCTTTCTCGTAATACCAATTAGGAATCTTTGCAGAATCCTAAATAAGCGGTTGTCAATGACAGTGGGATACGGACCTATTTCCGCATACTCCACCATACGACGGCATAACACCCAGAATGATATGAGTGTTAACATTAGCGAAAGTACGATGCCAGGCGATTCTAGCCATCTATACAACTCACTACTCCACGTAAAAATAAGCATCATAATGCGTAATGCAAAAGATGCAAACTTTACCATCGACAATAATTTTAACATT